AGATGCTAGTGCAGATTTCTCTGCCGCCCTCATCTGGGCCAACTCCAGCGGCTGCCGCTCCTGCGCGAACTGCGCCTGCTGCTGCTGAATGCCGGCCTGCTGCTGAGAAAGCTCCTGCTGCTGCTGAAGCCCCTTGAGCTGCTGAATCCCCAGTAAACTCTGTAGGAAGTTCTGCGCCGGAGGCTGCGGGATATTAACCGTGTAGTCGTATTGTCCAGCCATAGAATTATTTATTGAGCGATAGCCCACCCACCTGCGCCACCCGGAGCAGTGGGCGCAGTATAGTTAACCGGAGCGCCACCATAAGCCTTAGAAGCCGCAGCTTCACTGCCGTAGAAGCCGCCGGTACCAATCCCAGAAAAGAGAGTTGTTGCGGCTGGCTTATTTGCAGCAGTCATCATCGAGTAGTTCTGGATTCCTGAGTTTATCGATCCAGAGATTCCAGCAAGTCCTTGAGCCTGAGCATTTGCCGCACCAATAGTTCCAGCAGCCTGCGCTGCGCCTTGGCCCACCATCAGATTACCGATGTTCTGCGCTGACTGCTGGCCGGCTGCGCCAACTCCTGCGGCAGAAGCCTGCCCAAGGCGTAAAAGGTTTTCCGCCGATGTAGATCCAAGAGAAGTCAATCCAGCCAATTTTCCGTACTGAGACTCAATTAGCTGATTAAGAAGTGCGGGCCGAAATTGACCCAGAGCAGCCTGAACATTGCCGCCGCGAAGTCCACCGGTAGCCGATGCGTTCTGGAGAATACCTTGCTCGCCTTGCTTGGCGAGTTCTTGGAACTGGGCTCCCTGCTTGATCTGCTCAATGGCTGCCTGCTGCGCTGCATTGCCGCGAAGTCCAGCAAGCCCCTGCATACCTTGAAGCGCGCCGGGACCAGCCTGAATGTATGGCTGAGTCAGGTCTACTTTTCCAGCCTGAACATACGGCTTTAAAATTTCTTGAAGCTGTTGAAACTGAGTTTTTTGCTCCTGAATTGCTTTATCCTGAGCCGCCGTTTGTTGTGCGGCAGCTTCTGAAGCTGCGTCAGAAGCTTTATTTGAAGAGTATATTGCAGCGCCTCCACCAATTACTGCGCTTGCTACTGCTGCTGCGGCGAGCCATCCCATATTAAAAATCCTTTCTGTTTTTTAGAAAAATATCACTCCATGCTTCTAGCCTTGAGCGAACAAACAAAAGTGGAACTATCTCTCTAGGAATCCCTAAAACATAAGCAACTGCTGCTGTGTAAATGCTTGGATTTGGATAAACATCCTTTCCAAACTCGTGCAGTGCCTTGGTTTTCTGATCAATCAGTAAATAAACAGAACTCCAGTTTTGTTTCAAAAGTAAATCAACTTTGCTCCAAGCGGGATCTGGCTCTCCTTTTACAAAAGAATTCCCCCATCCCGGCTGAATGCCATCAAAGTGTTTTCCTGAAAGAAGATCGTAAGACTGAATCAAGGGACCATGCATGCCTCCAAGAGTCATCAGAGCTGCTGCTATTGATTGAAAATAGTTGCCTGAACCTCCAGCGGAATTTGCGACAGCAACGCTTGAGGCGTTGTTCCTAAAAGAGCTAATCGCGTGAGCAGCATGAAGCTCATTGAGAAGTTCTATCTCCTCAACTGATGCGGGTTCATCTCTCCAGAAAAAAATCATACTGTTCCTGCTGCTTTTTGAATTAAAAATGGAATATGTTGAATATTAAGAACTTCCATTCTTTTTATTCTTTTTTCTGGAAACTCAACTTCAGGCCGGCACCATTCCCAAATCTCCTTTATTCTCAAATAAATCTCTGAAAATTTAACTCGAAGAGCCGTGGTAATGCGAGACAAACACTCCTCAAGATGATCAAAAAAAACAGAGCACTTAACCTCATCCAATCCAGAGACTTTACAGAATGAATAAAGCGCCTCGTTCTTGTCTCTCTCAATGATTACCCACCTTGAATCTGGATGCTTCTGCTTTATCATGTCGTATGACATTGAGATCGTTGAATCTGAATTTCCAATCTGATTTCCAGATTCAAGCTCACGCATAAACTCGTCCAGCGATTTGCCGTCCCTGTCATGGGCGCAATCCAGAGCTACAGACAGCCATGCTGTCATGCTCCTTGGATACCCAGTGATAAAGAACGGCTGATCCACTAGGTCACTTCCCTCCCGGATGCGGTGAATGTCAGCGAGGTAGCCGTCCCAGCGAGCGTCGAGATAAAGCCGCCGGACTCAAGCACCTGACCAACCAGTTCAGGGCACAGATAAGTCTCACCAGGCACAACGGTGCGGGTCTTCACGATCAAGTTCCCGTTGCCGGCAGAACCCGCAGACGCCACGAGATTCGCGCTGAACGTGACGTTCGCAGAGTTCGTGTTGGTGACGGTAGCCTTGTCGATGATGGTCTTGCAGTTGACAGCAGTGTACTGCGTGGTCTGCGAAGCCTCGATCTGCTTGGCTGGAACGATATTTTTGACTGTGACGGCCATGGTTAAGAGATGTTGTCGGTGACGGTAAGAATCACGGAAGGAATGGCAGGAACTGGTGCGCTGGCTGCCGAGGCCAAAATCTGGCAGTGAATGTCATCTGTGCTCCAGACTAGCTCGAAGTAATCTCCAGAGTTCATCTGCAAAACAAAATTCCATGCAGCAACCGTTTCACCGGCGCTGCCTTGGAGACGAATCTGCGATGCCGAGGCCGGAATGTCAACTCCGTTTACTCTAGGCCAGATATAGAAAGACCCTGTTCCACCGTTGGTTTTATTGATCTGAGCCGAGAACTGAAAATTGTAAATACCGTCTGTGTCGAGATAAACACGGCTTGTGGGCGTTCCAACGGCTACGCCAAACGACAAATCAGTGGTGTTGTACGTTACCGGATACGCCGTATCAATGTAAGCAGCAGTCTGTGTCACTGAGCTTTGGAAGACTCCATACCGCTTCCGCTTGATCTCAGCAATAGGTGGCAAGAGATCCGGTTGATGAACAAAAGGCACAATCGGCGGAGCAATGTTGTCGCTGCCGCTGAACTGCACTACCGGCGGAGCAATGTCTACCGTCTGAGTGACAGTCGCCTCGGGAGGAGCCAGCGCCAGCAGCTCCAGAGCGTCAGCAAGTCTCGATATAGCGTCCACGGCCTGCTGCGCCCGAGAATCGGCGTTTGCGGCGTTTATTGAGGCAGCTTCTGCTGAAGCTGTGTTCTGCACGATCTGAGACGGGACAATGTCAAAGAGCTGCTCAAAAGCTCGGATCGCCCGCTGCGACGGCAGAAACTTGGCAAGCTCCGCTCGCAGTAGTCTGTTTGGACCTTCCATATTAGACAGCAAGCGGTTCTATTCGTGCCTCAAGCCGAGCGATAGCAAGCTGCGCGTCACTTGTTCCTCGGAACTTCTGCGCCCTCCACTGACGCATTCTGCCCTGTCTCAGCCACGAGAGCCTCTTCCCCCGCACGCCAGTTAGGCCGGCCTTGCAGACACGCTCCTGACTCCAGGTTCGCCCGTCCTCAGTGTATGAGGTCCAGATACTGGGATCAGCGCCAAAGATGGCGTTCCCAGTCAGCGCAATCAGCTCCAATTCGTGAAAGATGAGCCCCCGGCTTTCGTTGTACACAATGACAGTTGAAAACTCCCAGCCGTTTAGTTCGCCCCAGTGCGAAGAAAGTGTATCGGTAAGGTATCCGAAATTCACACTTTTTGTGTCCCCCACAATCCACCTGTTGTAGATCCAGATAAAGTTTTGTGCCCGGTACTCAGCCTTTTCAACGATGCTAGTTGTGAGAATGTACCACACCGGAGTGCCAGCCTTGGCTGTGCTGGCACCGTCAAACACAAGCGTCTGATCGGGTAGATGGATGTACAGTTGGCGGAAATCCTTGTTCACCCGAGATTCCAGATGCACCAGAGAAAGCTCTGCCTCAGTGTAGTCAGCAAGAATCTGGTCCATTTCTCTGCTTGAGACTTTTTCAGCAATGCCGGCGGAGATTACCCAGACTCCGACTGATTCATTCCGACCGCCGCCCAAGAAAGCGATGGTATCCATAAACAGACAGCAGGCATTGGTGCCTACAACTCCGCGTTGAACCTGGGCGCCCTCCACACGCTGAAACGGAAACAGACTGCCGCCCACGTTATTGAAGACTTCAATCGTGTTACGGTTAAGAGCGTAGACCTCGTTCTTGACCTTCATCAAGGCCACAATCGGATCAGGGTCAGCTTCAGAAGAGCCGTACTTAAGCGGGTTGACGCTGAAGGGGTCGTTAAGCTCTGTGACCACAAGATACGACCCGTCGGTCGTCATAAAGTACCCGTCTACCCATACAAAATCGAGCACCGTCCCAAGGTCAACGTCCGTGACCTGTTGAAGACCAGTAGCTGGCTTATACAGGAAGAACTTCCCACTGGAAGCCACGGCCAGATAGTCAAACGAGTAGTCGAATGTTACGAGGCTTGTTCCGCCCACGTCCCCGATGACGGTGACAACGTTGGTGCTTGAAATCGACACCAGCTTGGTGCCCATGACACGGTAGAGAAGGCCGTTCCAACTGATGGCTCCACGGTCAATGCCGGGACCAGCCCCGAGAGCTACAATCCCATCCGCAGGTCGAAAATACCCGTCAGAAATGCCTTCCTTCTGGATAACCGGCACCATGTTACGCGGGTACTCCACACGGAAGTCACCGATTCCACTGGTGTAGATGCCGCTAAGGATGGGGATTTGCATTACTTCCTCTTGGCCGTTTTGGCTGACTCCTTAAAGGCTGCCGCAGTAGGGGCACCCTTGGACCCAGGCTTACGCATCTTTTCCTTGCTGCCGGCCTCGATGCGTTCCTTTTTGGCGTGAATGTTGGCGTATAGTCCTTTTTTCATTTGCAGTTCCAGCGTTTGAGGCTTGCGGCCTTGCGAGTGGGCTGTCCCTTCTCGTCTTTCATGGGACCGGGCATGCCGCTCATTCGAGCGCAGAACGACTTCTTGCGGCCTGCGTCCTTCTCGGTCTTGGGATGCGGGGCCGGCGCCTTCAGGTTACTGCCGGTGGCAGCATTGTACTTGGCGCGGCCTTTTGCGGTAAGTCCAGCGCCTTTGGAGACGGGCAGCTTCTCGCCCTTCTTGACTGAGAGGTTGACTTGTTTTTTAGCCATTGGACTCTTCAGGAGCAGGAGAAAATGAGCCGTCAGGCTGTTGAATCCAGCCAATGTCACACAAAACATCAGTGACATTTACCAGACTAGTGCCAGCAGGAGGCGTGTAAGGAGCAACGCCATCCCAGCGGATGAGGTTCAACACGACTTTTGTGAGGTCGTCTACAATAGCGTATCTCATAATTAGAAGTAGGTTGTGACAACAACAATGCCATCCGCTCCGTTGCCGCCTGCGCCAGAGTTTCCAACAGAATCAAGCGCTGCTCCACCTCCTCCACCTGCGCCACCGTAGGTTCCGCCGTTGCCGCCGTTGCCTGCGTTGCTAGTGACGCTAGACCCGCCGCCTCCGCCTGCGCTGCTACTAGCAGCAAAACCTACTGTGACGCTTGGCGCTGATCCACCGTTGCCTCCAATTGTTCCCCCATTTGCAGTTCCACCGCTAAACCAAGATCCAAGACAAGTTCCTCCCGTGCTCCCTGTAAATCCAACCGTTGCAGCAGCAGGAAGCCCTCCTCCTGCGCCTCCTCCTGCGCCTGAAACACTTGCATTTGAGCCACCAGTAAGTACCCCTGCCCCTGTGCCGCCCACTGATCCGTTACTCCCCTGAAACATGGCGCGGGAACTTGAACCTGCCCCAGCAGGTCCACTTGTGGTTGTTGCGGCCCCAGCGCCACCGCCACCCGTCACTTGTATCCAAGTTCCAAACGAAGAGTTGCCTCCAGTAACTCCGATGTTTCCGTTTGTGCTGTTAGCAGTTACAGAAGCACCGCCGGTCCCTCCAATGCCAACAGTTACGGTTTCTATTACGCCAAGCAGAGCGGCAGAAATGTTCCGCATGGAATACGATCCGCCTCCGCCTCCTCCTCCGCTAGATGCCGCAGTCGCAACACCGGCCTTGCGGCCAGACCCACCGCCACCGCCAGCAGAAATTACAACCACATCCACAGCAACTGCCCCAGCAGGCTTTGTCCATGTCCCGCTCGAAGTGAATGTCTGAACAATTGTCGCCGTTCCGCCAGTAGCAGCAAGGGTAATGGTTCCAGGCCCATTTGTGATGGTCACGTTTGTACCAGCAGTCAGCGTGGTCTTGGAAAGCCCGCCAGTAGCAGTGTTCCCAATAAGAAGCTGTCCATCCATGTAGGCAGTCTGTCCAGTTCCGCCAGAGGCTACCGCTAAAGTGCCAGCTAACGTCACTGCGCCAGTGCTGTTTGTAGACGGTGTTAGCCCAGAAAGGCTCGTATTGAACGAGGTCACACCAGCGTTGGCAGCAGCGAATTGAATGAAAGTGATTGCCGTGACTCCAAAGTTAATTGGAGCTGGGCTCTGCTGTACCCAAGCCGTGTTCGCAAGGGTGCTGTTAAGAACGATGACAAAGTCACCAGCCTGTACTTCATTTGGAGCAGAGCCACTGGTGTCGTAATCGCTAGCTCGGGTCAGAATGTAAGGAACGGTAGCATTGTCACCCTGTTGGGTAACATTGTAAATCCCGTTCTGGAACGTGCTAGCCTGGTTCTTAACCAAGATGCGCTTGCCAGTTGCAACCGTGATCCCATCAATAACAAGTGCCACGTTTGTGCCACCAGTAAGCGTAGCGTTTACCCCGACACCAGCTCCGCCGGGCTGGTTGTATGTAGCCGCCGGAGACAGCACCGCAATCGTGCCGTAGTCGCAGGCATCATGGAAGTTTACGCCAGAGCCAATCGAATCGGCATAGGTCTTGTTGACGATGTCGTTAGCAGAACCCGGAGCGGTCGTAATTGTGCCAGTGGTCAGCGCGACTGAAGTCAGATCAGTGTTTGCTCCGCTCTTGGCAGCAGAAAGGTTTGTACGCGCAG